TACAATTTTCTCCAACATCTGGAGGGTATACTGCTGATGAACCAGCCTCACCATTAACTGGAACTACACAAACTTCTGTTTGGTCAATGCGGCATGGTGGTTCATTTATTGAAGTTTCCGGCAAAGAAGCTGAAAAAGAATTTATCAACGTTTCACACGCGTCCGGATCTCGAGTTACGCTTGATGCAAACGGTAACGTGACAATAAAAGCGTTCGGAAAATTACACTTGTCATCTGAAGGCGTGATAGAAGAAATTTCTGATAGCACAAAAGCCGCTATTCATATGGGAGGATATATTTTAGATGTTAGCGGAGGAAACGCTGATATTAGTGTTGATGGTGATTTGAACATTAACAGCACTGGCAATATTAATTTTGGCGCCGGGCGCAAAATTACTATGAGCGCTGGAGATACTATTGATATAGCTGGTACAAAAATTGCTCTAACTGCAAAAGTTGATGCTATTGATATTATAGCAGCAAAGAAATTAGCTCTAAATTCTATGGGGACAGGATTATCAATTACTAGTACTGATGGAATATATTTACAATCTTCTGGGGGAGATATTAATATCAAAGCTTCTGGGCAACTTGGGCTTGGGTCAGAAACAATTGGTATTCAGTCATCCGGTGTACTACAAGTTAAAGGATCGCCCATTCACCTCAACACTGCTGGGCAAGAACCACCAGATGTTCCCGATAGCCTTGACGCGGTGGGAGCGTTTGTTCCAGATCCTCCAGCATTGGGTATTGCAACGCCAACACAACCGAATCCTTCTCCAACAACAATTTCGCCTGAAATGCTAGATGAGTCAGGTAACAAGGAGTAACAACATGACATGTAACGTTTTAGATTCTCCTACATCAAAGATGTCTGATTATGCTCTTACTATGGATCAACTTCACTCAAAAATCTTTACATTTGATAGTCTTATAGCTTATCAAAACGATCCTTATAATAGATATACTTACACTAATCTAATTCAAGCTGTTGAAGCTATTCCAGCAATTCATAGTAATTGGGGGTTTGATTCGAATGGAATTTCATTATATCCTTATCTTAAAGCAAAACTTAAATCTAGTCATATAACACCAACCGATTTTGCACAGTTTTTAGCCACTTCGGGACTTAATTTTGATGCTGTTATGACTACTACAACGTCAACTATACCAGTTGGCCTAACTACGTCATTATCTCCAGAGGTCTATTTATCTCAATTAGATCTGTATTATAACAAGGCTTTTCCGAGTTCGGAAACTGGAAACTTTTGTTCTGCTTTTACTGGCAAGTTGATGTCAATATTTGGGCTATTTTCTGCCGGAATGAAACTTATTACGGAATTGAAAAACGGTGTTGCAGCATTTGTAGCACAACTCGCTAACATTAATAAGCTATTACAAAAATTGGTTGATAAAATTAAGAAATATATGCTTGATCAAATTAAGAATATAACTCAGCAAGTAGTAACCGTTGTAAACAGTGCTAACCAGTTTTTTACAAATAAAGTACATGCAGCACAAACATTTTTTAATGATGTAAAAATGAATGGGCTTAAAGCTAAAATTGAAGAAATTATCGCTGGAATGGCGGGAGGATATGAAAAACTTACTATAGAGATTATAGCTTATCTCTTGTATAGATTGTGTCAACTTGGCGAATTTATTGCAAAATTTATGCAGTCGCCAGTCGATGGATTGAAGAAACTGTTAAACAACTTTAAGTCTCAAAAAACAGCTCTTGCAAATTTCTCAAATTCATCTCAATTAAATTCAGTTAATGCTGGGGCGTACCGCATGGACGAATTTGAAATCGCTCGGCAGAAATCCAATGCAGCAAAAAGAATCAACCAAAATGGAAGTAGTAGCGGGCCAGACCCAGCTTATTATGTAAGTGAAGTTTATACTGATGCAGAGCTTCAAACAGTTTTGTCATTAACCGATGCTGGGAATGAATACGTCAATCTATCTTCAAGCGTGATTAACCAAGATAACCCAATAGAAGGCGCAGGATATAAAAAGGTTCAAACTGGAGTATGGATTAAAATTTTTAGAGTTTCGTCGAGAGTTGGAAAAAGGTTGACTATCAATAGTGGGTATAGAAGCCCAGCATATAATGCAGCGCTTGCTACCACACATACTGGTGTTGCAACAAACAGTAAACATATGTCAGGACTAGCTTTAGATGTTAGCGTAGCTGGATTTTCAACAGCGCAAATTGTTGATTTTATCAAGATTGCAAGTCAAGAAGGATTTGAAGGGATAGCTTATTACCAAAGCTCAAATTTTTGCCACGTTGATTTGGGGGGAAGACGAACTTGGAATTCAGTTGGGGGAGATATTGGAGCGGCTATTCAAATGCACTTAGCTGACTCGTTTAGAACAGGACGACCTGCGCCCAAACTACTGCCTTCTACTACAGTGGTATAAATAGTGTTATAGTGAGGACACAAATGGCAATTACTCCTTTATCACGCAGAAAGAATAGCACATATTCCGACTTTCATAAAGACTTGACTCTAAATCCTATTAACTTAGATTTAGCAAGAAAGATTGATGAGGACGCGATTAAAGAATCAGTTAAAAACCTCATTTTAACTGATAGGGGTGAAAGATTATTTCAACCAAATGTTGGATGCAATATTCGATATATCTTATTTGAAAATGCTGGGCCAGAAACAGCTATTCTCGCTAAACAGTTAATCACAGAAACAATTAGCGCATATGAGCCAAGAGCTAATATTATTAACATAGATGTAGTATTTAGTGTTGACTTAAACAACGCTAAAATTACTATTACGTTTAACGTTATAAATAAAGAAGAACCGATCACCTTCAATGTCACACTCGATAGGGTACACTAATGGCATCAAATGCACCAATAACCGAACTTGATTTTATTCAAATCAAGAACAACCTAAAAGCATATTTGCAGGGCCAAACTAGATTTGCAGATTATAATTTTGAGGGGTCTAATATAAATGTTCTGCTTGATGTATTAGCATATAATACCTTTCAAAACAGTTTCTTTACAAATATGGCTATCAATGAGATGTTTCTCGATTCATCTCAGTTAATGTCTAGTGTGGTATCTCATGCAAAGGCCCTAAATTATACGCCTCATTCTAGAATATCTGCACGAGCTAAAGTTAATGTTTCTTTAAGTGTTCCTACATCTGGAGCACCAAATTTCATTATTATTCCAGCTAAGACTGAATTTGTTGCAAAATGCGGGAATCAAACATTCAAATTCTTTAATGACCAAGCTTATACAATTCAGCGCGTTAATGGCGTGTATAATGCAACTGGATTAGAAATATTTGAAGGCCGATATGTACAAGAATATTTTCAAGTGACTAATAATACTAAGTATGTGCTTTCTAATCTAAATCCTGATATATCAAGTTTAAAAGTCTATGTTAAAGATTCAATTGAATCTACAATAGAAACAGAATATGTTTATCTCACAAATATTTTTGGAACTAGTGCAACTTCTAATGTATTTTATGTACAAGCTAAAAATGATAGCCAATACGAGTTAGTGTTTGGTCTAAACAATTTTGGGGTAGAACCAAGTAACGGAAATATAGTTCGAGCAGAATATCGGGTTACTAATGGCGAAGAAGCAAATGGAATTATGAGCTTTACTCTTGCCCAAAACACTATTCAAGGATATGCTGCAACTATAACCCTAAATGCTCAGTCTGATAGCGGGGCTGAAAGAGAAACCATAGAATCAATTAAATATTTTGCTCCGAGATCACTTCAGGTTCAAGATCGTGCTATCACTGAAAATGACTATGAAATTATTCTTAAGAGTAAGTTCCCAGAAATTCAAGCAATTTCCGTCTACGGTGGAGAAGAATTGAATCCTCCTAGATTTGGGAAAGTTATCATATCAGTAGATGTTAAAGATGCCGATGGAGTCTCAGATAACAATAAAACTAAATACGCGGCATACCTTTCTAGTCGTTCTCCAATAACAATTAAACCCGTCATCATTTCTTCTGAATTTATGTTTTTGGGAATAGATTCTACTATATACTATAACACTAAAACTACTAGCGCTTCTGAATCATCAATTAGACAAATTACTTTAGACGCGATTAATTCTTATAATACAGAATATCTATCAGACTTTAAAAGAACATTTAGGGCATCTCGGTTATCTAGTATAATAGACGCAGCTGATGCTCATATTCTTTCAAACGACATTAAAGTTCTAGCAATTATTCCGATGAATCCATTATTGGGCGTATCGAACAACTTTAGTTTTACCTTTAATAATCAGTTAATGCTTGATCATAAGCTTGAAACTGGTGAGTCTCTTGCTACTCACCAGCCAGTGATTAAATCTTCTTTGTTTGTATACAATGGTAGACGGTGTTTTATTCAAGATAATGGATTGGGAACTCTACAAATAATTAAGCCAGCTGGTGTTACATTTACAGTCTTAAATCAGAAAGTTGGATCAGTTAACTATGAAACTGGTCACGTTAACATCAAGAACTTTAATATTAGCTCATATGTTGGATCTGAAATAAAACTTTATGGCTGGACTCGAAATAATACAATAACCCCATCAAAAAATAGAATTATTTCTATTCGTCCAGAAGACGTTGTTATTAACGTTATTGGAGTTAATGGATGACACAGTTGACTAATTTCACTAAGGAAATATCTCAACTTATTGAGACACAATTTCCTGCAATATATCGTGAAGATGGCGCAGAATTAGTAACATTTCTTGAAGCTTATTATGAGTTTCTAGAAAGCGATAATAAGTACTCATATAAACTTGGGAGACAAATCTTTGAATTAGCTGATATTGATACTTCATTAGAAGATTTTATGTATCACTTTAAAGAAACATATCTTGCTGATTTTCCATATGCATTAACTACTGATAAGAAATTTCTAATCAAGCATATTAGTGATTATTACCAAACAAAAGGTTCTAAGCAATCTTTAGAACTATTAATGAAACTTCTCTATAATCAAGAAATTGATGTTTATTACCCCGGACAAGATATACTTAAGTTGTCTGATTCTGAATGGTTTAAACCATCATATCTTGAAATCACAGTATCTCCTCGAAATGCGTCTTTCTTAGATAAGCAAATTTTTGGTACGCAATCTGGTGCAAAGGCTTTTGTTGAGAGTATTGTAAGAAAGAGAGTTAAAGGAAAAATATTCGACGTTCTTCTTCTTAGCAGTCTTCAAGGAAATTTTAAGACTGGCGAGCGAGTATCTGATACCGAATTATTATATTTAGCGCCAAGAGTTAAAGGGTCACTTTCTGCAGTTACTCTAGATCTAGGGGGACGTAACAATAAAGTCGGCGATATTTTTAATGTCGTAACCTCAGAAGGTGTGCAGGGTAAAGTTAAAGTCACTGAAATAATAGATGCAACTGGGCGGGTCGACTTTGAAATTATCAAAGGTGGATGGGGCTACACATTAGATTCATTAACTGATGTATATGTCTCTAATCAATATTTATTTGTCGATAATCCAACAAAAGATTTTATTACATATGAAACTTTATACCAGCCAATTGAAAAAGTAAAAGTTATCTCTGCTTCTGATATAATGAATGTAACTCCCTTAATTGGTCAGTATCTTAATGGCAGAACATCTAGTAATACTGTAGTTGCAAATGGAACAATAGTAGCAGCGTCAAACTTAGATGCAAATGATAACCCAACTGCAACAATTACTGGAACTGCGCTGTTAACTCTTCAATTAGAAACTGGCTCATTTGGCGATATTAAAACCCTAACTCTAAATAGTAACAATATAGTATATCCAGTGAATGAAACTATTACTGAAGAAAGTACTTACAATATTGGATTTAGTGGATTAGCGGGTAATACTTCATTCACAAATGGAGAAATATTAAAACAGTCTGTTTATAGCAGTGTTGGTACAACTGTTACAGGTTTAACTGGAACATTAACAGCAGGTAATAAGTATTTAACCGTCTCAAGTGTCAATAACATAATAGTTGGCCAACTTCTAATTAAAACTAGTGGTACTGGAGCGTTTAAACCTTTAACCTCAATTAAACGAATATACCCTGCAAATAATACTATAGTCTTAAATAAGGATCCCGCAACTGCTGGTGCTATTACATTTACTGCTAATACGTTTTTTGTTAAATCGAATTACGCGTTTGGAACAGTTACTTCTTCTAATACTAGCACAGTTATTGTAACTAATGCTTTTGGTGATTTTAATACAACGTCAAATACTATTATAGTTGGAACAACTAGTCATGCTACAGCGCTTCCTAATACTGTTGTTGTAACTGCAATTGGCGCAAAAGGCAAAGTTGTTTCGAAAAGTGGAAACGTTATTGGCGTAAATGTTAACTACGGCACATTTGATAATGGGAACTTAATAAGAGGCGACAAGACTAATGGTACTTATACAGTTAATTCATCAATCACGTCTGGAGCAGAAGTAGTATATCTAAACGGAAACAATAATGCAAACGGCGTTGTTTATTTAACAACTGATGCTTTTGCTAATGGAATTGTTATTGGCCAATCTGCTAATAGCGTTGGTTTATATAGCGCTAATAGTTCATTTTTTGTAGCTAACACATATTCTTCATATATTTACACCGATCGATCAACTATGTTAACTCCTCCAAGATATGCAAATGGAGATATTATTGAATTAAAAGTTCCATTTACTCGCATTGGAGGTGGACACGATGCGTCATTCAGTATAGTTAACTTAGATGACGTTGAAGAAAATGTAACCCTTTATACTGATCTTATTGGTGGCACCAATGTCGCTGGCGTTCCTTATACTGAAATTGAAATAAGCGGACGAAATTCTGGGTATGGCTTTGTCGCTGATATGGAAATTATTACTCCTGGATCTGGTTATGCTAACGGGGATCTTATAGTATTACATGGTGGGGGTTATGCTAATGGTGATCCCGTAACCGCTGCTAGCGCGACTATTATTACTGATAGCGCTGGCGGATTAGCGCTAATTGATGTATACCTAAATGGCAGCAATTATTACGAAACGCCAGTTTTTACTTTACCAGAAAACGGCGTCGGGGCGGATGCAAATGTTTCAGTCGTAATGGACTATGGCTATGGTTTTCCAAAAAGCCCAAATGCTGAGTACAACAACTTCATTGGTGACGTTTTGAATACTGCTGTTGCGGATCTTGGGTCAATATCATTGTTAGGTAAAATCAATCCAGGAGCAGAATATACTGTAGACCCATTTGTTCAAGTGTTGAATAAATATGTTGGAGCAATGCATAGATATGACTTGGTTCTTAGTATTAACAATTTAGTCGGTGGTACCTTCAAGATCGACGAACTTATCACGCAAACTGTTGGGGGAGTCACTTCAGTAAAAGGCCGCGTAAAAGCGATCAAGACCGTTGGTGGTACTAGAAAGTTATATCTAGAGCGTATAACATACTCAATCGCTTTTGTTGATGGGTACCCGATTAAGGGGAGCACTACATTAGCTACTGCGAATATTGTCGACATATTTGAAGATGAAACCGCATTAGTGATAGGAAAAAATGCTGAAATAACTGGTACTGCAATTTCTGCATCTGGGGTTGCAACTGCTCTTGCTATAGTTGATTCGGGTTTCGGTTATATCAACGATGGCCCAGTTACGTTAGAAAAAGCAGACAACCCATTCATTATTACCGGTACTTCTATTACGACTAAACAAGGTATCAGCGAGGGATACTGGAGATCTACTAATTCTCACTTAAACTCTGAAAAGAAAATTCAAGACAATAACTATTACCAAGAATTTTCATATGATATTATGTCAGGATTATCCCTAAACAAATATAAGAACATACTTAAAAAAGTGTTTCATATTGCTGGAACAAAGATGTTTGGAAGTGTTGCTAAAATTTCAAGTGTAAGTTCACCTGTTATTATAGCATCAAAAATTGTATCGTATGAATCAATAGCAGGTTTGTTTTCTACTGCACAGGGGGCGTGGTATGATCCAGCTGACCTGACTACATTGTTTCAAGACAGCGCTGGGACGGTACCGGTTACTGCAAATGGTAATCCAGTTGGAATGATACGTGATAAGTCTGGTAATGGGAACCATGCGACGCAGAACGTGACAGCAAAACGTCCAACTTATCATACCGATGGTACTCATCATTGGATTACGTTCGATGGGATTGATGATTTTCTTGTAACACCAACCATTACACCCGGAACGAATAAAGCTCAGGTATTCACTGGGGTGAAAAAACTTTCCAATACAGGTAGTGGGCTTATTGTGGAGCATAGTAACGACCTCAACACAAATCCAGGAGCTTTTTATCTATTTGGCCCCTTAATGTCCGGGGTACTACCGCGATCGTATGCCGCGGCGAGCAAGGGAACGGCGCGAGCTTCAGCATTTATGGCTGAAAATTCGATACCGTCACCGTCGACCAACATAGTTTCATTGCTCAGCGATATTGGTGGTAACAATTTAACACTGCGAGTTGATGGTGCAGTTATGGTTCAATCAGTTGCAGACCAGGGTACTGGAAATTATCTTGCATATCCCGTATACATTGGAAAGCGGGGGGGAATAAGCGCTCCATTCTCTGGCAATCTCTACAGCATGATCTTGCGCTTCGGGCCAAACCTTAGCGCAACAGAAATTAACTATACTGAACAATACGTCGCAGTAAAAACAGGGGTGGCGCTATAAAACTGGCCGCTAATACAACCCGATCGGTAAGGGCTAAGATATAATAACAAACCGAGGAGAACATCTATGAGAATAACCATTGCTTGTCCCGAAAATATGTTGGCTGATGCTAATGCTCTTGCTGCTGTGTTAGGCTTTGGTGCTGCGGATCTATTAACATTTCAAGGATTAAACTGGCAAGATACTGCTGAGAACCGATATGCCGCAGCTAGTTTTGATACTTCGCTTGAGTGGATTGCTGTTGCACAAACAGAACTAGTTCGTCCAGTATGGGACATTAAACCCTATCAAATCAATCTCGCCGGCGCTGAGCGAGCCCAAGCATCCCTAATTTTCTGGACAGGAGAAGGCCAAATTCCTCAAGCTAATACAACTACAATTACCGCAATCGGTAATTTAGAAGGGCTTGAAGCATTAGCTCTCATGGGATTAACCCAATACTTAGATCCTTCAATCACTTTGGAAACCATATGAAATTAGTTACAAACAATTTTAAGACCCACATCGCGAAACAATTCATCGAATCTGTTAGTGAATCGGAAAACACCATATATTATCTTGGGGCGCATCGTAGTTTACCATTCATAAACGATGCTTTACCGCCAAATCCAGAAACAGATCTTCAAAGTACGTTTTATTCTTTGTATGACGAATTAATATTTGGTAAGCACATCACAAATAATGACGTTATCCATATGATCAGAAACATTCCATGGGTAGCTGGAACTGTTTATGAAATGTATGATTCAAGACTTACCTTACCAGAAACAAAGAACTTTTATGTGGTATCTCTAGAAGCTGGAAGTTACCATGTTTTTAAATGCTTAAACAATAATGGCGGAATAGCTTCAACAAGTCAACCAAAACGATCAGATATTACTCCGGCAGATGATTTTTATAAAACCGCAGATGGATACGAATGGAAGTTTATGTATTCTATCACGGCAGCTCAGTACTTGAAGTTTGCTACAAATGAATATGTGCCGGTTTATCCTAATCAAGACGTAATTAATAACGCAATTCCGGGTTCAATTGATATTATGATCATCGAAGATAGCGGATCACAATATAAAAGCTATGTAGTTGGCAATATCAAAGAAGCAGCTATTGGAGGTGATCCTCTAATTTATTCGATCGAAAGTTCTGATATGACACTTTCTGCCAATGCGACGTTCTATGAAAACTGTTCAATCTATATTAAGTCTGGGCCCGGCGATGGCGAAATTCGAACTATAGTTGACTACTTTACTTCTGGTGGTGAGAGAAAAATTGTCATCGACTCACCCTTCGAGACAGTTCCTGATCGTACTAGTGATTTTACAATAGCTCCACGGGTGATAATTTCTGGTGATGGCGCTGGGGCAAAAGCAAGATGCGATGTGGATCTGGTAACTGGTTCAATATCTGATGTTATTATAATTCAACGGGGCGAAGGATATTCTTACGCTGACGTTCAAGTGATAGGTGGTACTGGCTCAACATCAGCTGTTGCA